TTACTTACTGAGTAAGAAATGAAGGTTAACTCTAATATATTTTAAAAACTGCTGCTCCGTTTTAACATGTAATTTTCGCATAATGCTCCGGCGGAGTGACTTTGTCTGCTCTTCAGAAAGTGAAAGTAAAGCGGCCGTTTCGCTTAAATGATAACCGCTGGCGATCAGTTTTAACAGGTGACGTTCTGTTACTGAAAAATGACGAGTCGTGCAGTAGTGGCAAATGCCAGAAGGGACGCTATGTCGAAGCGCTCGTTTATGTAAGATCAATATCATTTTCCGGGTAATTTCTTCAACATCATCTTCCCGATAAATATGCGGCAGCATATACAGACATGGTCTGAACATGAGCTTTTCTTTATCGCATTTATTACAAATAATCACCCGTAGCTGATGTTGGGTATGCATAGGTATCTGGTAACAGCCTGCGCTGAACCAATCATCATCCAGGGCCAGGAAAGCGATATCGGCATTATCTATCTCTTCTGGCGGCAGAAAGTCAATTTTCTGCTGCCATTGATTCGCCAGACGCGTCATGATGATTTTCAAACCATGCTCAAAGTGACTGTTTTGTTCCTTAATAGCGATACTCAGCATAAAAAATATCCTACACGGCAGGTGAATCATGGTGAAATATTAAAGAAACTTATTGATTTTCTAAATACTGGCGGCCTTAATTCCCACTTTATGCGTGCTGAGATGTGTCCAGGCGATTTCCTGGAACCTGGCATTGCGCCAGAAAAGACGATATTCGTACACTTAGTCAGCAACCAGAACAAAAGCCATTGACTCAGGAGTGCCTGACCGTATAATTCTCGCGTTTCGTCTACACGAAGTCTTCACTTCACAAGGCGCCCTTAGCTCAGTTGGATAGAGCAACGGCCTTCTAAGCCGTGGGTCGCAGGTTCGAATCCTGCAGGGCGCGCCATTATATATCAACTGGTTACGCCTCTTTAATTCCCTCCTTATTTTCCATATGGGACATATTTGGGACATCATCACTGAAAATCGAGTCAATTTGCTTCGCGTGTTCCGTTAAATGATTAGGCGCAAGGTGAGCATATCGGCGCACCATCTCGATGCTCTCCCATCCTCCCATTTCCTGCAAAACAGAAAGCGGAACTCCGGACTGAATCAGCCAGCTGGCCCATGTGTGCCTCAGGTCGTGGAAGCGAAAATCCTCAATTCCAGCCCGGCGGCAAGCTGCATTCCATGCTTGCTGGTCATCGACGCGCATCTTTCTGATAGTCGGCGTCCTTGAGCCATCAGGCCGGATGCCTTCTTTCGTATGCACGAACACCCATTTATGATGCTTACCAATCTGGTCACGCAATACCTTACAGGCAGTGTCATTTAGCGCTACGCCAATAGCGCGGTTTGACTTGCTGTCTTCAGGGTTCACCCAGGCAACACGACGCTGCATGTCGATCTGTTGCCATTCCATATTGATGATGTTAGACCGCCTAAGTCCTGTTGCCAGCGCAAATTTAACAACAGATTTCAACGGTTCCGGACATTCTTCAATAAGTCTTTTTGCCTCATCACGCTCAAGCCATCTGACGCGCTTGTTTCTGACAGCAGGAACCTTGATTACAGGCGCTTTCTCCAGCCATTTCCAGTCACGTTCTGCTGCACGCAGAATAGCCTTCATTAATGCCAGGTGCTTGGCTTTGGTGGAGGTGGTGACCGGTTTAGCTGAATAAACTGGCGCAGGCTCTCCATTCTTTTGCGCCGCGGCAGCTTTTATTTTCCATATCTCAAGCTGCTTGCGGTTGCTCATCTTGTTTACTGCTAAGTAAATCTTTTGCTCGGTTACATCCTTTAACCGCACTCCCTCAAAATGCGCCAGCCAGAAAGCCATACGGCTGCGGTCATCTTTCAGTGATTTCTTCTCTGCCTTTTCCTCCAGCCAGCGCATGCAGGCATCATCAAACGTTACGTCAGGAAAATCGCCAAGCCTGTCTACTCGCCACAATTCAGCCTTGCGCTTGTCATGTAGCTCAGTAGCGAGCCGCTTGTCGGAAGTCCCAAGGCTTTCCTTAATTCGCTTCCCGCCCGGTGTCGAGTAGGACGCGTACCATATTTCACCTCTGCGGAAGATGGACATTTTCTTTCCTCTGTTATGTCATCACCCGCGCTCACCTGGACAGTATGCAGCGGAGACTGAAGAGCCGCAATGCAGGCTTGCCGGGTAGTAAGGTAAGGGGATTTCGGTTTGGTGGGGTCTTTACGTGTTGCCTGTAGTCGGCCTGTGCGAATCCAGTTGGTGGCGGTAGGTCTGGATATCTTGAGAAATGCACAGGCCTCATCGAGTGTGAGACTGTGTGATTCCATGGTTACTCCTGGTCAGAAAGAAGCTCTTTTATCCATTTATATGTTTTTGGTGCTCGCTTATCTGGCCTCTTAAGCTCAAGCTTAAGCAGAGCAATAAGTGAATCCCACTCACGTAAAATCGGAGAAAACCGCTTTACCTTTTTCGCTATGAGCGGAAAGCTATCTTTAATTTCAGGTATTTCATCTACGAGCATCATGCATCTTCGCAAATCGGCAGGGTCGCTTGGTGCGTCAAACCGTCCGTGGTAGAAGTTCTTTTCCAGCCCAAGAGCAATAGATGCCATAGTTGCGCTACTTATGCCAACATGGCCTTTCGTTTGCCACTTCAATACCTTCATTGCTAAATCAGACATCATTCACTCCATAAAACAAAACCCGCCGCAGCGAGTTCAGATAAAAGAAATCCCCGCGAGTGCGAGGATTGTTATTTTTGCGGTGCTGAGAGCCGAGCTGCTGCGCTTCAGCATCTGTGGACTCTCCCCATAAGCAAACAAGCACCCCGAAGAGCGCTTGTTTTATCTTTCAGCATAAGATAGCTATGTGCAGAATGACATTCAAACGTATAATCTTCACATGAGATATGTTAAAAGCTATCGCATCATTGGAGCTTGAAGTTGTCGATATCATCTACAAATTCCAGATACCCATCTTCAACGTATTTTAAAACAAGTAAATGCTTAATTCCCTCACTTAATGAGGTTGGCCTTTCAAGCACAAACTCGAATCCATCCTCGTAAATTTTGCCTAACCAATAACCACCACCATATTCCTTAAGCCTTTGAAAGAAAACATATCCTCCAGGCTTGAAATAATTGAGTGTCTCTTCTCTATAAACGATTTGGTAGTTAGGTACTTTGCCACCCATTTTTTCCACCATAAATACTGTGTTTTTATACAGTATAAATTAAAGCAAATGTTGGTCAATTTTGAAGGGTTAAATAATAACTTAACTCTGAAAACAAATTGTTTACGGATTCTGCTATAGTTCAGTTTGATCAATAATCTCGAATGCTTTCGAACTGTCTCAACTCCTTATCAATCATGCGCTTACTCTGCTGACGTGCTCGATGTTTACAGGTTCTCAATTCAGCATCATATCCGTTTCCTTTTCTGTAGCCTCGTGATCGACACAACGAACAGGTACAACCATCAACCGAATAGAATTTCCCAAATGGTTGCATTACTTTTCCTCCTGCTGCGGCGCTGCTGCAATCATCGCTCTATATGCTGATGGGCTATAAACGGATGACTCACGGTAAGAAGCCTGTAGCATTTCTTCTGTCGCCTCAATCGGCACAAGCGCGTAACCCTCCGGAATTACCGGAGAGTTGCCATTCACATCGAAATTTGGTTCTGCATCCTGAACCAGAAGGATGTAACCGTTCTTGGCTGTGTCCAGTTCTGATACCTCGGTGACAGTACCGAAATAGCGATTCCCGAAATTAGCATCACAAGTGCTGACATCAATGGACACATCCATGCCTTCGATTAATTCTGGCAAGTTGTAAGTTTGGCTTACAGGTTGGCTACCCTGAAGCATGGCAGCGCGGCAGGCGTTCCACATATCAGCAGCAATGCAGCACGCATATTCATCTGGGTTAGCCGTTGGTAAAATGCTCTTAATCACTTCGTAATCAGGTTCAATGGCAGGAGGAACTACCGGCGCTAGCTGTTCTTTGATATGCAGTCGTGGCTCACCGTCTTTCGGTTCAGGCCATTCGCGCTTCTTGTTCACCGCCAGCTTTTCAATCATCGCCCTCGTAATGAATTCGTCAGAAATTCCCATGCGCCGCTGGGCATCCCACAATAAAAACTGCATATCAGCCCACTCAAGCGGATCGGATGGGTCAGCAGCAGCCTCGAGCGCCTCTTTGGAAAGGTGCTTCAGTGGGCCGACTGGACCGACATCGCCGAATGTCTTATCTGACCACTCGGCGTGCTCGCGGCGAACCTGTTCGCGTTCTGAAGCTGGCGGGGCAGCATATACCTCAATGACTCCATTATCGATGGGCCACTCGTGACGACAATATTCGTTGAATTCGACCTCTGATTTTTTCAGCCCCGCATTCTCCGCCGCCAGCGCCGCGCATTTCTCCTCCAGGTCCGCATAATCACTATGACGCACCATATCAGTACAGAATGATTCTCCTGTTATTGGTGGTGATAACTGGTCACTGACAATCGTGTATATTTTCACTTCTTTCATTTCTTCCCACTCCGCAACATTGCATTCAGATATTTGTTTTCATTCACTGATGGAAAACTATTTCGCTTAAGCATTTCTTCGCGTGGAATATCGTTGATGGGTTTGAAGCGGTGTCGAATAATCATTTCCGATGGAAGGATTCCGGGGTCGTAGGACAAACCTCTCATGATGAATTCCTCAGTTATTGCTGATAGAGCCGTAACGCGAACGGTAATTTTTAAGGCGCGGGTCTATTTCAATGAATTTGGTGTAAGTGGCTTTGCGGAATGGCCGGATGGATGTCTGGTAAATTCGCTCGCGTTCTTCTTTCTCTGCAAGCCATATACAGTGGCGAAATTCCTTTTCCTCTTTCGTTTCCTGCGGTAGAGACATTATCAGGTCGTAGTTCTTTCTGAATTTTTCCAGCACCTCCGAGACGGAATTGCCGGAACAGCGGCACGGGGTATCCGCACCATATAGAGGCGCTGGCATAATTAAATCCTTATTTTTCTAAATCAGAAGGGGATGGAATCGTCGTATACAGGCGTGTTCTGTTGGTTACTACTTTGCTGCTGCGGGCTATTTCCTGAAGCTGCAAATCCAATTTTTGCGTTCAGCAATTCAAGAGTGATTGATTGACCATTTTGTCCCTGATAAACATCAACCTTGATGTTTTCGCCGGTAATTTCAACAACGCCGCCTTCAACCAGAACACTGCGATAGTAATCAGCCTGCGTCCCCGGTTTGGCAAATACAGCGGCACTGTAGTTTGTCCATTCTTTCTTTTTTGTCTGGCGGTCGTAATACTGGACGCCAGCACGAATGTTGAATCCGATATTTTCTCCAGCCTGAAACTCTCTTGCTGGCTTGTTTAGTCGTACAGTGATTGAATGTGCCATTAAGCGATCGCTCCTTCTAATTCGTCTCGTCTGATGTTGTAAATGTCCTTAGCCTTCGCTTGCTCTTCTGTTCCCTCAAGCATCTTCCACGCTTTAGCGAAAGCCTGTTTAAGCTCTTCCACCGTGTTTTTCTGCATTGCGGCCTCAGTGAATGCCTTAAGAACCTGTTCAGGAGCATGGGAGGAAGGCGATGATTTAGTTTGCTTCGCAGGTGCTGCATTCTGCTGCTGTTTGTGCTCGTCAGTATCCGCATCTTTGGAGTCGTCGATACCAAACAAACCGTTCAGGCAATATTTGCGAGCGTAAGAGCTTGTAGCGCCAGTTACCTGAGCTGCGTCCATTCCCTTCTTGTTTTCTTCTTCTCGCGCTATAGCGCTTGCTGAATGGCTATTTTCACCATCTGTAATGGTCGCGGTGGCCTTGACGTAATAACGGTCGCCAATCAGCACGATTTCATCACTGATAGACAGGAACAGGCCTTTCAGTAGTGGCTTAACACCCTCCAGAATGTCTTCACAGCTTCTGTATTTGTATTTACCAAACGAGTTGTACTGATTCTTTGGTGCGTTCAGGTGCTCCTGAATTTCAGCAAGTCTTGCGTAAAACTCTTTGCTCATGAGTAATACCCCGCAAATTCATCCCAACCAATAATCGGATTCTGCCGTTCTGCGGCTAAGTTAATTTGCTGCTCCACTTCTTCCTCAATTTCTGGAGATATGAGAGCAATAAACTCGTTATCATCAAAATCATGCAACATGACGCGCCTCCCATTCTTCGTCCTGCCACTTATCCCAACCAAGAGCTATTCCGGCAGCCCATGTATACGCATCAGACATTCCCTGTTTTGTATCCGGAAATACTTTCTCATATAGCTTGTTGAACTCCCTGTTTCCTTGCTGAACAAGAATTGTTCCATTAACAGGCGTAATGGTCATGGCGTGGCACTCCTGGCTGATTAATAATTTCACCGAGACGTTTCCATCCGGCCCGTAATTTTCTGGTGATACGCTCTAAAAGTGATTCATTAAGGTGTGCGATACCCATGACGGCACCGCCCGCGATAGCAAATGTCATCGTGGGATTCTCCATTTTCATTTATTGGCATAGCTAAAACGCCTCGATATGAAGCGCTGTGGATATGCGATAAAACAGCCGCACTCAGGCGGCGGCTGTTGTTTCTTCTTTCAGGCTTTCGATATATTCACGCGGGTCGTCGTAACACTGGCATTCGCTATACCAATCCACCCAGCGATCCGTAAGCTCCATTTCTTCCAAATCCTGGTCAGTAAGGCTCTCATCCCACATCTCAAGGCCGTTAGCGTTGCAGTAATCAGGTTTGATGTTGTTGTCATACTGAAATGCGTCATAATCAGCCAGTGCATCCATCACTCGCACACCCTCTTCAACACTTGCTACTTCTACAATGAATGGCTTCATAGGAACTTGCGGGATATGCCAGACACGTAATTTCATATTTCCTCCAGGTAAAAAGAATGCCGCCCATATAGAGCGGCAAATAACATCAAGGGATGATTTTTCGATTAACCAGAACGAGTCGTCGTCCTCGCTTGGTTACGAGCGATATTGCTCACATAGCAGACTCGTAAATCTGCTATAGGTGCTTATTCACTGCCAAAAATACGCTTACCCAGTTACTTCATCTGCATATTCTTTACTTGTTAACCAATCCGGGCGTTCACCTTTACCAATATAGAAATCGATAATGTCCAGAAGACGTGGATAAAATTTAAGAGCTTTACGACCATCCATCTCAGCAATTTCCTGCTTACTATATTTTCTCCATTCCTCAACTGTGTGGTTCTGGCATCCTGCTCGTACATATTCACCGTTCGTTATACTTATGAAGTATTTCTCACCCAGAATTACGAAAGTGAGATCAGGCAGGTCGGCATCGCGCAGGTCGGCACC